TCGACAACCGCACGACGCTGATCTGTGGCTCGCTCGACGGGCAGGTGTACGAGGTGGGGCGCGGGCCGCGACCGCCGCAGCACGTCAACTGTCGATCGACGACGACCCCGATCCTGAAATCGTGGAACGAACTCGGGATCGATCTGAAAGAGGCCCCACCGGGTACGCGCCAGTCGATGGACGGGCAAGTGCCGGCGGCACAGAAATACTCGCAATGGCTCAGGGGGCAGCCCAGATCGGTGCAAAACCAGATTCTCGGGCCGACACGGGCCAATTTGTACAGGGGAAACCGATTGACGATCGATCGCTTCCTTGACGAACGTGGTAGACTTCTGACGATCGCACAGCTACGGGCCTTGGAGGGCGTGTAGGCTGATTTTCGTCGGGCGGCCGGGAGCCGTCCACCATTCGGGGTCGGGATGACCCCACAACGCGTGAAGAAAAGGGCGGTCGCGGGATGCGACCGGAGGTGACAACGATGCTGAAAGCTGTGATTGAAACACTCGAGAACGTAGACGAATCCATGCGCACGCACTACACCCAAAACGACGCGGGCAAATTTGTCCTCACCGTTGAATCGGTGTCGGGGTACGCGCTTGAGGACGTGTCCGGGCTCAAGTCGGCGCTGTCCACCACCCGTGAAGATCTCCGCAAGGTGAAGGACGCGGCCAAGCAGTTTGAAGGACTCGACGTGAAGGCCGCGCGGGACGCGTTGGCGAAGATCGACGTGATCAAGGACTGGTCGCCTGATCAGAAAGTGAAAGAGCAGATCGAGCAAGCGGTTCGGGATATCAAGGCCAAGGCGGAAACCGATCTCAAGTCGGCGAACGACAAATCCGACAAGTACCGGACCGAAACGACTCGATTGCTGATCGAGGAAAAGGGCGTGATCGCCCTGGCGAAGCACGGCGGCAACCCCGTCCTGTTGATGCCGCACCTCCGAGCGATGACCAAGGTTGTCGAAGCCGACGACGGCACGTTTGCAACGCAGGTCATCGACCCCGCGACTGGAAACCCCCGCATCACGATGAAGTCGGGCAGCACCGACCTCATGGGGGTCGAGGAATTGGTCAAGGACGTGATGATGAAAAACCCCGATTTCGCGGTCGGGTTCAAGGGAAGTGGGGCCACGGGAGGTGGCACCGACAAGGGGACCGGTGGGCAACGTAGCGCCACCGGCGAAAAAACCAAACTCGATCCGATGAATCCCGACGCAGCGCTCGCTGCGGCGTTCGAGAATTCAGACGGCGGCGGCGAATAAAAGCCGCTGCCTGACGGGTCGACCAAACGCAAAGGAATCGGGCCATGAGCATGACCCTTCTCGAAGCCGCAAAGATCGCCGCCAACAACGGCGCGGACCTGCAGGCAGCCGTGATCCAGAAGTTCGCCTCGAGCCACCCGCTGCTCGCCGCGATGCCATTTCACTCGATCGCGGGCTCGGCCCAGCGGTTCAACCGCGAGGGCGACCTCGGCACGACCGCGTTCCGTGGCGTGAATGAGGCGTACACCGAGGACAGCGGCAAGCTGGACCCGATGAACGAACCGCTCACGATCGCGGGCGGCGACCTCGACGTGGACAAGTTCATCGTTGACACGATGGGCGAATCCCAGCGAGCGATCCGCGTGGGCATGAAGCTCAAGTACCTCGCGCACGACGTGGCTCGCAAGATGATCAAGGGTGACAGCACCTCCGACGCTCGCGAGTTCGACGGCCTGCAGAACCGGTGCACCGGCGATCAGCTCGTTGCCAACGGCGCGTCGAGTGGCGGCGACCCGCTCTCGCTCGCCAAGCTCGACGAGGCGATCGACGCGTCCGACGACCCGACGCACCTGATCATGACCAAGGCCATGCGCCGTCGGCTCACAACTGCCGCGCATACGACCACGGTCGGTGGGTATGTCACCTACGAAAAGGACGCGTTCGGGCAGCAGGTCACGAAGTACAACGACCTGCCGATCATCCCGATCGACGTGAACGGCGGGCAGTTCTCGATCATCGGGTTCGACGAAGCCAACGCCGGCGGCGGCTCCAACGTGGGCACGTCGATCTACGTGCCGTCGTTCCGCCCTGGCATGCTCGAAGGATTGCAGAACGGCACCCTCAACGCTCGCGACCTCGGCGAGATCGACACCAAGCCCGTGTTCCGTACGCGGGTCGACTGGTACATCGGGCAGATCATGTGGCACCCCCGCGCATGCACTCGCCTGTACTCGATCACCGACGCGGCCGTGGTCGCCTGACCCGACGGGCTTGATTCTCTGGGCTCGGACGACCGGGCATCATTTCTGAAACACCCACCGGGGCGCGCGACGACGCAACGCCCCTCGATTCAAGGAGCATCCCATGCCGGGACGCACAAAGCACAAGACCTTCGACGCGAACCTCGAACTGTCGGACGGGGCCACCCTCACCGCGACGGCCGAGCTGCAAGTCGCCGCCGCCGACGCGGTTCTCGACCTCGGTTCGTCCGAGGTGAACGGCGAAGTGATCGTGGATATCACCGCCGCCGACGTGACGAGCGGCAACGAGATTTACACCCTGATTTGCGAGTTCTCCAACTCGGCAACTCACGCCTCGGGCATTGCCGCAGGCGCGTCGTTGCAGATCGGTGATCAGGCGGGGATCCTCGGGAACGCCGATATCGATCTCTCGACCGGGCGTGTCGTCGTGCCGTTCAGCAACAACGTGAACGGGACGATCTATCGCTACATGAAGGTCAACGTGGTGATCGCTGGCACTACGCCCACGCTGATCATCGCTCAGGCATACGCGGCGATCGGGGCGTAAGCCACGACCGTCGGGTGCGGGGAGAGACTGACGGGCTCTTCTCGCGGGCCGGTCGGGGGGGCAACCCCCCGGCTGTGCCTTTTTTCAGTTCACGATTCCAACTCAAGCGAGAGGAAAAATCATGCGGAAGAACAAAGCAGGCAAAGTGAAAATCTGGTCCATCCCGCGCGAGGAATATATCTGGGCTTACCCGGTCGATGCGCGCGAGCTGTTCCAGCAGAAAACGTGTCTCCCGTTGAAGCCGGGCGACAAGCCCGACAAGGGCGACGAGTACGACGACAACGACACCGGCGACGAGGGCGTGATCAATATGGCGTTCATGTCGCTGTCGAAGAACGAGCTGCAATCGCTCGGCGAGGACAACAAGGTGGCCTACAAGGGGCTCACCAAGTCGAATATCGTGCAGGGGCTGATGGCTGCCGGCGTTGAGCCGCCCGCCGCTGCGCTTGCGAACACCGACACGGGCAAGGGCCCGTCACACGACAGCGGAGGCGGCACCAATGGAGACAACGACTAGAAAACCCAACGTGGGCAATCGCGACAAGATCAGGGCGACCAAGGGAAACCGGGTCGCCACGATCAGCGAGGCGTGCGTGCCCTGGTACACCAAGCGGGGCTGGGCGTGCGGCAAGAACGCGCGACCGGCATTGGTCGCCACGAAAAAGGCCACGGCCAAAGCACCTGCCCCGAAATCGACGGATGATTGACCCGTAGGCCCGGTTGCGACGTGCGACCGGGCCTCGTTTCAGACGACGGGCCAGCGTCGCCCGTGTGACCCGCCTGCTTGCGTTCTCCCGCGTCCCGACGCGAGGAACGATCAGGAACGCGTGTGAGGCCCCGAACGGCTCACGACGTGTTCAGGACGACCGATTTCCTTGATGTGTCGCGTGCGACACTGACCCCGCCGGGAGGCACCCAATGGCCCTGATCGTCGAAGATGGAACCGGGCTCACGACAGCGGACGCATACGTTTCGCTCGCCACCGCGTCGACGTATCACGCCGATTTCGGGAACGCGGCGTGGGCGGCGGCGGCGACCGACGCGCTGCGAGAGGTCGCAATCAGGCAAGCGACGCAGTACCTCGATGCCCTGTACGGCGCGACCTGGCAAGGCACCCGCGCCGACGACGATCAAGCCCTCGACTGGCCCCGCATGGGCGCCTCGGACAGCGACGGGATCGCGATCGACGACGACTCGCTCCCGACGGCCCTGGTCCGTATGACGATGGAAGCGGCGTTGCGTGCGTTGAGTGAGACGCTGATGCCCGACGAAGACGACACCGCCGGCAAGACCAAGGACGTGGTGAAGGTCGGCCCGATCACGGTGCACGAAGAGTTCGGCAGCGGCGGGTCGCTCGGGTTCAAGCGGTTCCGCCTGATCGACGCGCTCGCCGAAAACCTGCTCGATGACACGAACCTGATGAGCCGCGCATGACCACTGCACTCGATCTCAAAGTGATCCCGAAGGTGCTCGCCGTGATCGAAAAATACGGCAAGACGATCACCGTGCGCGAGCCCGACCAGGCGAACGAATATGACCCGGACTCGGGCCGCGTCGTCGGCGGTGGCGAGGACGTGTCGTGGCCCGCCGTGAAGGTCAGCCCGCCCGAGGGGTACGACCGATCGTTGATCAACGGCGACGCGGTGCTCGACGGCGATTGCAAGGTGATCGCCGCCGCGAGCGGGATCGTGTTCACCCCGTCGAACGATCTGGTGTTCGTGCTCGACGGCGACGACTGGCAGGTGATCGGCTGGGAGGCGTTCTATTCGGGCGACGACGTGGCCGCGTACCAGTTCCAGCTCCGACGCGGCGTGAGCGACGCAAGCGGATCGGCGGCGCGATGACTACCGCCGCGACGTTCAAGGTGACCGGGCTCGAAACGCTGCGGAAAAAGGTGCACAATCTCACGCAGGCACGAATCCCCGCCAAGCGCAAATTGATCATGAAGAAAATCGTGCTCGAACTGCTCAAGCGGATCGTAGAAAAGTCGCCCGTCGATACGGGCCTGAGTCGCGGCAACTGGCAAGTGTTTATCGGCGACGACCATATCGGGAACTTGGACGTGCTCGAAGCGTCCGATATCGACACCGTGTTGAAGAACGGCCTGAACGCGCTCGCAGGTTTGGGCGACGCGGACAAGCAGGTGATCACGATCACGAACAACGTGAACTACACGGTGTACCTCGAACAGGGGCACGCCTCGGACACCCCCGAGGGCATGGTCGCCGTGTCGCTCGAGGAAGTTTTGGAGATGTTCCGATGAGCCCGAGCCCGTTCCCAACCGTGATCACGCCCGCCGAAAAGAAGCTGATGCAGCAGCGCATGAACGCCGCGCTCACCGACGGGGTGGGCGACTACGAGGCGATCAGCAACGCGGTCCGATCGCGAGCCGTCGCGTGCCTCGTCGATCAGCTCGGGCTTGCCGTGCAGCACGACAACGCCCCGTTCGACCCGCCGTCGGGTACACAATGGGGCCGCGTGTCGATTCGGTACGGCGAACAGACCCAAAAAACCATCGGCGGGACGCTCGCCAAGTTCAATATCCCCGGCGTTTTGCTGGTCACGGTGTTCGATCAGTTGGATCGAGGGGACGGTGATATACTCCGCACGGCTTCGCAGGTCGTTCCTGCGTTCCGGCGATTTGAGACAAACGGGATTCGGTGGCGAACCCCGACCGTAGGAAATGCCCGACGCTCGGGCGGATATTGGCAGCTCGCCGTCCGTTGCCCGTTCCGGGTTCACCTGACACAGTGAGGAAATAATCATGCCCCTGACCGACACGATCGCCGAAACCAACAAACTCAAGGTCGCCTATATCGAGGAAACCGCGTTCGGGGTCACCCCGTCCGGTCCCCCGACGCTGGCCGAGATCTACGTCACGTCCTACGGGCTGGCGAAGTCGACCAACACGGTCACGCCGAATCAAATGCGACAGTCGCGCCGGATCAACGACGTGCGGCAGACCACGTTCTCGGCCGAGGGCTCGATCGTCGTCGAATCACAGTCCGCCGCGCTCGATGACTTCCTGCAAGCGTCGCTGTGTGCCGATGGCGCATGGTCGACCGAGGACTCGGACACCGCGACGACGTACTCCGTGACCGCCGCTGCCGTGTTCGCGGACAGCGCGTCGTGGGCCGGAGTCACGGTCGTCGCCGGCAACTGGATCAAGGTCACCGGGTTCACCGTGGCCGCGAACAACGGGATCTTCAAGGTCGCGGCCGTGTCGGGTCTCAACCTCGCGATCGAAGGCGCAGCGCTCACGATCGAAGCGGCGGGCGATACCGTCACGATCACGGTGCTGTCCGAGGTCACCGACGGCTCGGGCCTGCGGTCGTTCACGATGGAAAACGAGTTTGTGGATCTGTCCGCGAATTCGTTCATGCAACACGTCGGCACCACGTTCGGCGGGTTCTCGGTCGACGTGAACGGTGACGGGATCGTGGAGTTCAGTTTCGATTGCATGGGGTCGAACGAAACGACCTCGAACGCCACGGTGGGCGACGGCTCGAACACGGCGGCGGTGGACAACCAGTTGTTCGACGCGGCGAACCACGTCACCGCGATTCATGAAGGCGGGACGGTCGCCGAGGTCACAGGCCTCGCGATCAACCTCAGCAACGGCCTGCGGGCGCGTCGCGTGATCGGGCAGGGCAACGTGAAATCGTACGGGCTCAGCCGGGTGAGCCTGACCGGGTCGCTGTCGGCGTTCTACGAGAACTCGACGCTGGTGGACAAGTTCATCAACCAGACCGCATCGTCGCTGGCGTTGGTCATGACCGACGACGCGGGCAACGTGCTGTTGATCGATATCCCCAAGTGCAAGTTCAACAGCGGGCCGCGCACGTCCGACGGCCCCGACAACGACGTGACCCCGACGCTCAACTTTGAGGCGTACGAGGACAACACCGAATCGATCACTATCCGAGTGGCACGCTTCACGGCTTGATCCGTGCTGCGTGTCTCGTCACACTCAGCGAGAGGTTTTTCCAGATGAAGATTTCAAGTCTCGAAACCGTACCCGCCAAGGAATCCGACGGCGTTTGGTGCCGCTTCCCGGGCACCGACGCCGAATTCTTGATCGCACGCCTGGGCAATCCCGCCTACGAGACAGCGATGAATCGTCGTCGTCGATCGAAGCGGGTCACGATGGCCGACATCAAGAAAATGACCGAGGCCGAAACGGCAGCCCTGATCATGCCGTGCGTGTGTGCGCACGTCGTGCTCGACTGGAAAAATATCGAGGGCGACGACGGCGAGGCGATCAAGTTTACTTCGACCGCAGCCGAGGAAATGCTGGGCAAGCCGGCACTCAAGGACCTGTTCCAGTGGGTTCTCGGCATGGCTGCCGACGCTGATTTGTTCCGTCGGGAGTCGGTGGAGGACGACGCGGGAAACTGATCGCGCTTCTTCGCTGGTCGATCGATTGGGCCGACGAGGACTCGGCCACGGTTCGAGCGGCGAGGCGGCGCGAAGAACGCACCGGGGAGCGAATCGTTCCCGGATCGCCCGATCTGGCTCCTTGGAACACCCTGCCGTGGCGGTGTTTCATGGAGCTGGATTCGTGCCGGGGTGAGTCGTTCGGGGGGATTGCCCCGATCGAGTTCACCACGCTGATTGCTTGGCTGCGGCTGGCTGGGCTCGAGGACCCCGACGATCTGATGCGAACCGCGCAGGTCGTGGGTAGACTTGACGACGAACGTAGACGGCTCGCGAAACCCGCCCCGGAGGTCAATCACAATGGCAAGCCAAGATGACCTGATCCGGGTTGGTGTTGAGATCGACCCTCGCGGGGGCGACGCGAAGCTGAAAAAGGTCAGCGACGGGTTCGACAAGCTCGACAAATCGGCGCGACGATCTCAGACCGGGCTCAACAAATCGGCGAAGGCGCTCGACCAGGTGAAGTCGAAAGCGATCAGCGCCAAGACCGCCCTGCTCGGCGTGTTCGGCGGTCTCAGTTTCGGACTCGCGGTGCGAAGCGCTTCCAAGACGTTTGCCGATTTCGAGGAATCGATCAGTTTCGCGGCGGTCACGGCGGGTGTCGAGGTCGGCAGCGCCGCGTTCAAGTCAATGGAGGCCGAAGCGCGTCGCTTGGGCGGCACGACCCGATTCACGGCGACGAACGCGGCCGAGGGATTCTTGCAGCTCGCTCGGGCCGGGTTCACGGTCGAGGAACAGTTGGGCACGATCGGGGCGACGCTCAACTTCGCGACGGCGGGCATGATGGAGCTCGGGCGTGCGTCGGATATCGCGACCAACGTCGGCTCGACGTTCGCGGCTCAGTACGGCGGCAAGGTGAAAGCGACCACCGTCGCGGTCGACGTGATGACGCTCGCCGCGAATACGTCCAACACGTCGATCGAACAACTCGCCGACGGCATGTCGTTCGCCGGGCCAGCCTCGAAACAGCTCGGCGTGTCGTTGGAATTCACCGCTGCGGCGATCGGGGAGTTGTCGAATCAAGGAATCAAGAGCAGCCGTGCGGGCACCGCGATTCGATCCATGCTTTCGTCGCTGGCGAAGCCGACAAGCGAGGCGGAAGTTCTCTTGGGCCGCGCCGGGCTGACCGCCGCGCAAGTGTCGCCCGTGTTCAACGATATGGAAACTGTGTTGCAGCGGCTCCGCGATTCGTCGTTGGGCGGGGCCGACGGGTTCACGATCTTCGGCGAGCGGTTCGCGGGTGCGGCGCAGATCCTGATCGAAAACGCGAGCGGCGTGAGCGCCGCGACACGCAACCTCGAACAGGCATCCGGCGAGGCACAGAAGGTCGCCGACGTTCTGAACAACACGATGCGGGGCAAGTTCCTCGCGTTCCAGTCGGCGATTCAGGAAGTGATCTTGCGGATCGGCGACTCACAAAGCGACAAGGCGGGCACGTTGATCGGGTCGCTCACCGGCGCGGTGCGGATCTTGGGCGGGTTCGCCGAAGAGGCCGACAAAGCCAACGCGCAGGCGGTGCTGTTCGCGGCGACGGTGCGATCGATCGCGGCGGGCGCCGCGGTGCTGGTCGGGCTCAAAATGGCCGTGTGGCTCGCCAAGGTCGCGGCGGGCGGCACCCTGGCAAACCTGTCAATGGCCTCGCTCGCCACGTCCACCGTGATTTTCGCGGCGGCGGTCACGGGGCTGATGTCGTTCAAGTTCGGCGAGTGGCTGTACGACCAATTCTTCGGGGTCGCGGTGATCGGCGATTGGATGGCAGGCGTGGTGTTGCAGGTCGAAAATATCGTGTTTTCGCTGTTCGACGATATCGGGATCTTCGCGTCGAAAAAGCTCCAAGAATTCGTCGCTGAATTCCGGCACCTGTGGTCCTCGACCGCAATGGTCGGGATCGTCACCGGCGTACTCGGCGCGGCGAACCCCGCGTTGGGCAGCGCGTTCAGCAACGCACTCACAATCGGCGGGGCGACCACGCAAAGCGAACGGGACGCGGCGATCGCTGCGCTGCGCGTCAAAGCCGGCGAGGAAAAAGCCTTGCGTGTCGCGGCGATCGCGCAAAACAGGATCGACCGCGCCGCCGAACGCGATCAACGATTCGGGGGCGGGGGCAACCGACCCAACAACCCCGACGAACGCAGCTCGTTTGGCGAATTCCTCATGGGCGACGACGGCATGGCTTCGACCATGAACGCGTTCGCCGACACGGTGCAGGGCGCCATGGCACGGATCACCGGTATGGACACCGCCGCCCCGTTCGAGGCTGCCGCCGGCCCCGCCGCGACCGTCGCGGACGAAGCCGAGCGAGCCGCCAACGCGACCGCTGCCGCCAACGACGGCGTGAAAAAGACGGCCGACTCGATCAACACCGTGCTGACCCCCGCCGCACAGTCGGTCGCCGATTCCCTCACCAGCGGGCTCAAGTCGTCCGTGGGCAGTTTCTTCCAATCGATGCTCACCGGGACCCAGACGTTCGGCGAAGCCGTGGAAGGCATGTTCAGGGGCATCCTCGAAACGATCGTGCAGCAGATCGTCACGAATCAGATCCTCGCCGTGATGTTCGGCGGCACCGGGTTCGGCGGGCAGAACTACCAGGGCATTTTCTCCGGGTTCGTGAACAACCTCGCGGGCAACGTCGGCGGCACCGAGCAGACCGGCGGCACAGTTGAAATCGGGGCGCGTGGCGGTGTCGTCGGCGGCGTGTTCACGGGCGGCGACTCGGTGCGGGCGATGTTGACCCCCGGCGAGGGCGTGCTGAATCGTCGTGCCATGAAGAACAACCCCGGCGCGATGAGCGAGATGAACGCCGGCGGGCGTGTCGGTGGCGGCGGTCAAACGATCAACATCAATATCCGCGCGAACGATCCCGGAGAATTCCGACAGTCGCTGCGGCAGGTTCGTCAATCAGCCAAGCGCGAGATGGGCGTTTTCAGGGGATAATTTATGTCGGCACACGAGGTTCTTTTTCCAGATGATCTCTCCTTCGGCGCTGCCGCCGGGCCGGGGTTCAAGACCCTGATCACTGACGCGTTCAGCGGGGTGGAGGAGCGCGTCGCACGCTGGGAGGCACCCAAGCATCGGTTCGATCTGATGTGGTCCGATCGAACGCTCGACGACCTCAGCGCGATGAAAGATTTCGTGATGCTGCGACGCGGGGCGCTGCACTCGTTTCGGCTCCGCGATTGGTCCGACTACAACTCGACGACGCTCGGGCGTTCGGCGGGCGACGAGGGCGGCGCGACGCTCGCCGACACCGATCAGGATCTCGGCACCGGCGACGGCACCAAAACCGACTATCAGCTCGTCAAGCGGTACACCGACGGCGTGGCCCCCAATATCGTGCGAACGATCACGAAGCCGCGCGCGTCGACCGTCGTCGTCAAAGTCAACGGCGTGAGCGTCACCGAGGGGGTCGATTACTCGGTGAACACCGTCACCGGGATCGTCACGTTCAACTCGGCACCGACCAGCGGGCACGCGATCACCTGCGGGTTCGAGTTCGACGTGCCCGTGCGGTTCGACGACACGGTGGACGAATGGCTGCAGATGATCACGAACGATTTCGACAACGCGACGTTGCCGGGGCTGACCGCGATCGAGGTCAGCGGCGAGGTGGAAGTCGCCGACGATTATTGGCTCGGCGGCGCGCACCTGTTCACGACCTCGATCGACGTGACGCTCTCGCTTGCGACTGGACGGATCAAAGCCGTGAACGCCTCGACGACCGGCGTGAAACTCAAGCTGCCCGGCAACGCGAATCTGCCCCTCGGCGGGCCGTACTTTGTGATCTCGCCCATCACCGGGTCGAACAACGTGGATCTGGTCGATTCGACCGGCACGATCACGGTGTCCGCAGCGATCGCGGCGGGTGCCGTCGTGCTGGTGTTCCTCACCGTCAACGGGAGCGGCGACCCGGAATGGATCGCCGCATGATCCGGCAAAGCGTTTTCATGGGCGGCGGTTCGTATATCCAGCCGGCGGCGGATAGGGATTGGTCGATCGCCGACGGCCGCGTGGTGCGTGTCGCGATGGCGTCCTCGGGCCTCGCGATGATCCTGCCCGATATGCGGTTGTTCACGCACACGGGCGGGCCGGTGATCTGGTTCATGAACGACGGGGCGCACGCGTTCACTGTTGAAGATCAGTTGGGGATCACGGTCGGCACCGTCGCGATCGGCGACGTGTGTTCGTTGTACTCGATGACGAATCAGACTGCCGGCGGCGGCTGGTTTATCAAGTGCGGCGCCTTCGACGTGCCGAACACGTCCGGGGTCGCCCCGTCAACGAGCACGCCGACCTCGACACCGGCGTTCTCGTACTCGATCTCGACCGGGTTCCAAGGATCGGGCGGGATTATCACGTCGCCGACGTTGGTAGGCAGCGGGGGTACCGCCTGATGGAACAACTCGATCGAAACAAGCTCACGCAACGAACGCACCCGGATCGGTTCGAGTTGTACGCCGCGAACGGGCACCCGGTCGAGATGAAAAATCATTGGCTCGGCGAGCCGTTGATCTTGATCGCGGGCGGGCCGTCACTCGAGCAAACCGACCTCGATGCGATCCGCGCGAGCGGGATCACGACGATGGGCATGAACAATTCGTGGCAGGTGTATCGCCCCGATCTCTGGTGCTGTTTGGACAAGCCGTCGTCGTTCGTTGACGTGGGCTGGGCGCATCCGGGGATCTTGAAGTTGTGCCCGCTGCGACAGCAAAACGCCAAGCTGCGACGGCGTGACCCCGACACGGATGAGTTCTACCGAATCGGTCGCACGCCAGGTCGATCACCCAACACGCTGTTCTACCCGGTCGAAACGGGGTTCCAAGCACACCGTTTCCTCGAATCGATGGGCACGACGATCGGCAACTCGGCGAGGATGCGGACCGGCGGGTACAAGGGCATCCGCTCGGTGTTCTTCGCGGCGCTGCGGCTGGCGTGGCACCTCGGGTTCAGGAAGATCATCGTCGTCGGGGCCGATTTCAACATGGAATCCGAGGGCCCGCAGTACGCGTCGGGCGAGGTTCACCCGGATCGGGTCGTCGCTCACAACCAATCGCTGTTCGCGACGCTCGATGCTCGGTGCACGGAGCTCCGCCCCGTGTTTGACGACGCGGGCCTCGACGTGATCAACGCGACCGAGGGCGAATCTGGCCTCACGGCGTTTCGACGCACGGGGCTCTCAGACGCGTTGTGCGGCGTTTGCCGTCCTGACCCGGTGGGAACTCGATCGGAGGGCTGGTACGCCGCACACGTCGGGGAGGACCGATCAGAAGCCCAGATGCTCGAACTCCGGGAACACAGCGACTATTCGGCGTGGCACAAACGCGTTCTCGACGCGGCGTGCTCGATGATCCCCGGGCGTGATCCCCGCGTGCTCGACGTGGGGTGCGGCAACGGGCTCAGCCGCGACGTGCTGCGATCGATGGGCTGGGAGGGCGATTGGGTCGGCGTTGACCTGGACGACGAATCGCTCGAGGTCGCGGGTCGCCCGTGTGACGCACGCGACACATTGATCCCGTTCGACCTGCTCGACCCGGAGTGCCCGACGATCGAGCCCGCGCCGATGGTTTTGTGCATCGAAGTCGCCGAGCACCTGCCGGGCGACCCGATGCGATTCCTTCGCCGGTTGCGCGAGCTCTGTACCGGGTCGCTTATGCTGTCCACGATGGATCGAACGATCTGTGACCACGGGCGATGGACGCCCGCTGAACTGAAACCCATGCTCCGCGAAGCGGGGTTCGTCGTGTCGTCGCACCCCGTCGGTGCCACGATCATGTACGTCTGCGAGGTTGACCATGCCGAAGATCACAAGCCTGACCGCCCTGACTGAACTCGCCGACGTTGACCTGCTCACAGCGGTCGATGACCCGTCGGGTGTCGCGACGACGAAAAAGATCACGTTCGCCAACCTGCGTGCGTCGCTCGGGCTCGACGCGATGGGGTGGGAGTTGGTTGATCACAACACGGCGACACAAGCGGTCAGCGCTTCGACGTGGACGAAAATCCTCAACGATGGCGCGGGCTCGCGATCGAATTCTGATTACCTGCCGATCGACGTTGGCGTGAACCCGTTGTGGGTCGTCGCGTCGAACCGCTGCGAATTCGAGAACCTTCCGCTCGGGTCGATGCTGCGTGCGTCGCTTGAGCTGCGATACACGCCCGGCGGCGTTCTCAAAACGATGTTCGTGCGAGCCAAAATCACCGAGCGCGACGCAGGCTATTCGACGACGCTGACGCGATACGTTTACGGGTGGTTGGGTTCCAACTGGTACGGAGCGACGGCCAACGATTTTTCGATCGCGTTCGCATTCCCGTTGCACACCGATGACATGCGGCGTGCGTTGATCGAATTCGAGTTTTTCAGCAACGACGCGGGCACACTTCTGATTGATCAGATCGTGCTCGAATCTTCACAGGCGACTTGATTATGGCAACCGACAACGTGCTGTTGGATGAATACGGGGCGAACCTGCTCACCGAGTCCAACCTGACAATCGTGATGGACGACGACGCGGCTTTGTACGCGGTCAGCACCCCGTCCGTCGTCGGCAGCGCGTCACGAATGGGCGAAGGAATGGAAGCCCTCCGATCGCGAAAAACGAACGTGTTCCGATACGCGAAGTTGTGGGAGATCGCACGCTCGGACGGCACGACGTTGTATTTCACCGATCATTCGTCGGCCCTGTATTTCGACGGGAACACCTACGCCCCGGCCGACGCATCATCGAGCGCGGCGCAACGACTCAGCGGCACCGAATCGGCGAACGTCGAGCTGCGCGGCGCGCTGGCAAGCGACCTGATCACGAAAGAAGATCTCCGCGCGGGCTTGTACCGTGACGCGGACGTGACCGTGCGAACAGTGGATTGGATGTACCCGTGGGCGGGAGCGTTCGATGTCGAGGTGTACCGGATCGAAGAAGTGGCGTTCACCGGCGAGGTGTGGCAAGCGCAAATCGTCGGGCTGATGGGCGTGCTCGGTCGTAAGGTCGGCCGCACGTTGTCGCGGGACTGTGATGCGGACCTGGGCGACGAACGATGCGGAGTCAATATCGAAGCGCACCGCGTCACCGACGAGATCGTGGCGGTCAGCGAGAACCGCCGCGTGTTCACGACGACGCTCAGCGGTGCGGACGGGCTGTATCACCTCGGGCGGATCGCGTTCACCAGTGGCCCGAACGAAAACCTCGTGCTCGACGTGAAGGATTTTGTCAACGCCAGCGGCGTGATCACGCTCGAATACCGATCGCCGTTCGCGATCACGGCCGGGGAGACGTTTTCGATCGTGCCCGGGTGCCGCAAGATCCCCGACGATTGCCGAGGCACCGCAGGGCCGGGCGGTCGACCGTGGGCGAACAACTACGGCAGGTTCCGAGGCTTCCCCGATATGCCCGGCACCGGGTCGATCATGAGAACGCCGTGATCGCACGCGACGAAATCGTGCGCGCGGCGAGGACGCTGAACAAGACCCCGTTCCGTATGTGGGGCCGACGACCGGGCCGCGCGTTGGATTGCATCGGCGTGTTGACGTGCACCGCTGACCAGGTCGGGATCGAGTACGAGGCCCCGTCGCGATACCCGGCAGCGCCGAACGGCACGCTGGTCGGGTTCCTGCACAAAGCGGGACTGATCGCGATCGGGCTCGAGGAAATCCGGCCCGGCTCGGTGATGATTTTCGCGATCGAGGGCGAGTGCAGCCCCGACGTTCGACTCCCGCAGCATTGCGCGATCCTGACAACGATCGAGCCTCGGCGTATGCTGCACGCGTACAACGGCAGCGGTTGGCCCGGCGTGTGCGAACACACGATGGGGCCCGAGTGGGACAAACGAATCACTCACGCGTTCGATTTTCCGGGAGTCGAATAATGGCGACGATCGCATTTGGCGCGGCGGCAACGGCAGCGACCGGCGGGGCGGCGGGCGGGTTCTGGGCCTCCGTGATCGTGTCGGGTGCGATCGCCGCCGGATCAGTGATCGATAGCCAGTTGGTGTACCCCGCGATCTTCGGCGGGCCGGAAGATTTCTCGGGCTCGAAGCTCGACGACCTGAGCGTGACGCTCGGCAGCGAAGGATCGCCCGCGACGTTCGTGATGGCGGCGGGCAACGCGGTCGACGTGGGCAGGCGAGTCGGCGGCGGCGTGATCTGGTCAACCACGCTCGTTGAAACGTCGGAAACGTCATCGAGCGGGGGCAAGGGCGGGCCGAGCCAAAAATCGACGACGTTTTCTTACTCGGTGAGCATGGCGATTCACTTGTGCGACACCGACGCGCTCACGAACAAGAAAATTCACCGCGTCAAAACGATCTTCGCCAACACTAAAAAAATCTACGGTGTGGACGACACCGAACTCGACGACCGCGTGGCCGACCTGCGAATTTATTTGGGCGATCAGACGACACCCGACGCGCAGATCGAAGCAGAAAAAGGCGTGGGGCTCACGCCGAACTACACGGGGTCGGCGTATTTCGTCGTGGAAGGTTTGAAGCTCGCCGATTTCGGCAACCGCGCGCCCAACTTCGAGGCGATTATCGAAACCGAGGATGGCGACCTGACCGTGGCGGTCGCGCTCACGCGGCTCTGCACTCGCGCCGGGATCTCGAACGCGAATATCGACACGTCCGAACTCGACGACGCGGTCGTGTGTCGCGGGTTTTCGGTGTCGGGTCCGCAACCGACCGCCGCAGCGATCGAGTCGTTCATCATTGCCTACGACTTGACCGTGCGGGAAGAACGCGGCAAGATCACGTTCCGCAAACGCGGCGAAACAGTCGATTTCGTTATCGCCGACGAATACCTCGGCGCGGGCTCACCCGGCGACGCACGCAACCGGATGTGGCCGTTCGCACGCACCGACGCGGCCCCCGACAAATTGCCCAAACGATCCGTCGTGATGTACGCCGACCCGGAATGCAACTTTGAGGGCGCGTCACGCAAGGCGTCCAAGCAAGCGTTCTCGCTCGAAGGTGAAAACTCGGCCTCGTTGCCGATGACCATGACGGGCGAAGAAGCCAGCGCGACCGCGATGCGATTGCTCGCTGCGGCTCACGGCACCCGCGTCGGGATCGAGGCACACCTGACCCCTCGGCATATCGCGTTGCTGCCCGGCGACCTTGTGACAGTCAGCGACGGCGACGTGACCGAGAACGTGCGAATTATTCAGCTCGATCGTGGCCCCAGTTACCTGACCAAGTTCTCCGGCGTTGTCGAGGAACCGGGGATCTTCGATCAGGTCGGGATCGACAACCCGCGATCGTGCTTGCCGCCCGAAAACACTCAGACCGTTTCGACGCACGTCCTCGGCGTGTCGGTCGGGTGGTCTGTCAGCAACGGCGAAGAAAAAGGCGGCTTGAACGAAGGGACAAACCACGCCATGATCGCGTGGGGCCCCGCCGATCCCGACGTCGATTTGAACAACCGAACGAGCGCGTGGCTGGCCAACAACGCCAGCAGCGGTTTCGACAGAGCGAGACAATTGGATTCGCGGGCGAACGGCGTGCCGAATTCGCGAGTGGGGCTGACCAAAACGGTGTTGCCTGCCGGCGTGCCCGAGGCAAGAAATCGCTATTGGGATTACAGCAGCGAACTCACGATCGATATGTCGTCCAACAGCGTGGACGCGGATCTGGTGACGGCCACCGAGGAAGCGGTGCTGGGCGGCGAGAATCATTTGCTGATCATGGGCGAGAACGGAGGCCCCGAGCTGATCGCGTTCGTCAATGCGGTCGACCTGGGCAACCGCCGGTTCGTGATTTCGCAACTGCTCCGAGGACGAATGGGCACCGAGCCGTTCGTGCAAGAATGGCCCGTCAACTCCACGGTGTGCGTGTTCGCGGATCTGGTCGGCGAAGGGATCAATACGACCGGCGAGCCCGAAACGTCGGTAAAAGTGTCAAGGGCGCCCGACCCGACGCACTGGAAAACGGCGAAGCGATCGGAGAAGCTCGGCAGCAATATCGCGTTCCAACAAGACGTTCGCGACCGCCCGAGCGATCGGCCGTTCTTGCCGTGCGACGGTCGCAGCCGCTGGGACGCATCGGGGAATCTCGATTTGGCATGGCGGCGGTACACCCGGAACTACACCCGGCGCACGCTGTTTCCCGACACGAATTGGTGGGGGCGTGAGCGTGAGGTGATCAAGCTCGACGGCGACGATTGGATGACCTTCACGCTCGAGGTCCTCGACGGTCCAGACGGCGCGACGCTCCGCACGCTGATGGATCAAGAGGAAATGGTCAACGGCAGCCACCCGTATTGGGACTATTCCAAGGAGGGGTATGACTACACCGATTGGGGCGACCTGCGGCGACGGTCGTACTTCGGCAAGCAGTACGCCGCGGCTGATATCATCACTGACGGATTCGCGGTCGGCGACCCGATCACAATTCGGTTGACGATGCACACTCGCAACGGTATCAACGCGTCCGAGACATACGAGTTCACAGCGTAAGGATTTCACTCATGGCGACCCCCAAATTTGCAGCCCCGTATGTTTCGACCGGCGCGGCCGGCGGCGAGATCACGCACAACGACGCGATCAACGTGCTCGACACGTTCGCGAACCTGATCGCTCAGAGCAGCGGCGACACCGCGCCGCCCGGCAGCCCGGCCGAGGGCGACGTGTACCTCGTCGGCACGTCCGCGACGGGCGCGTGGGCGGGGCACGACTCGACTGTGGCGACGTACTTCGGGGCCGCGTGGACGTTCCTCACGCCGTTCGAGGGCCTGCGCGTGTACGTCAAGGACACCGATCGCCCCGGCTTGTTCGACGGCACCGCGTGGTTGTTCGACGCGCACCACAGCACCGGGACCGCCATGCCCGCGTCGCCCGTGAGCGGCGACACCTGTATGAGAACCGATCTCGATTACGAAGTGTTTTTCTACGATTCGACTCGGACGAAATGGCTGTCCGTCGCGACGTATCACTTTGCTTATGTCGAATCGGGCGCGGTCGCCGCGTCGCCCGCCGCGATGCAATTGCCGTCGAGCATTGCGTCCGCGACCCTTCGGGGTTCTGTCTCCCCGTTCGACGGCACGATTATCAGGGCGTGCGGCCAGTGGACCGGTGGCCCGCCGACCACTTGCCTGTTCAATTTTTACGACGGGGCCACGTTGCGAGGCAGCACCTCCGACACTGGCGCGGCGCTGAACTTCAATCAGGGCGCGTTGGACTTTGATATCACCGCCAGTCTCACGCCCAAAACGACGATCACCTACACGGGCACCGCCCCAGCGAACGTGGCGATGGACGCGTATTGGAAGCGCCGGGCGAGCTGATCCGAAAAAAACCTCGATTTCGCCCAACCGATCCCGCGCGGCGTGACGATCTACCTGTTGACAACGCAGAACGCGTCGCTCAACACCCGTCACCTGAACCGGAGATCGCCCATGTCATTCAACGATCGCCCGCACGGCGACACCAGGCTGGTGCCGGGGTTCGTGTCGTCGTCCGGGTACGGCGACGGCGGGTACCTGGTTGAAGTGATCGACGTTGGGCCGAAGGGCTCGCCGTCGATCGTCGCGATCCGCATCACGTTTATCAACGAGGACGACTGATCATGCCACCCAAGATCGAACGCCCCGGATTTGAAGTAGACCGCGCGTGCCGCTTTGCGTTCGCGCCCGAGATCGCCGGCACGAAAAAGCCGGTGCCGATCGTGATGGTCGCCGTGTGGGGATTCGCGTTGAACTCCCTGGCGTTGCAACTCATGGAGCGCGCCGAACAGAATATGCACCTCGACAAATTCGACGGCCTGATGGACGAAGCGATGGCGTTGCAGAGCGCAATCGAGATCCTGAACGTGATGCCGTTCCTCACCGCGTTCGCCGAATACGTCGCGCTCGACGAATCGATCCGCGACAAGATCAGCGGCAAGCAATCCGATTGGAAAACTCAGCTCTGGATCGTGCGTCAGTTCGCGCTCTCCAAGGGCATGGAATCATTCTAGATAGTCGTGTACGACCGAAAGGGCCCCGCAAATGCTGACTGACGCACAACTGAAAATTCGGAACCAAGGACTCGGCGCAAGCGAGATCGCCGCGATCATAGGCCTCAACCCGTGGTCGACGGCGACCGACGTTTGGGCACGCAAGACCGGCAAGGAAGGACCGAGCGAGTCGGGCGTGCTGGCTCGGCTCGGCAACGCGGTCGAACCGCTGATCGTCGAGCTGATGGGCGAACAGCACGGGGTCGAGTACGTCGTGCCCGACCCCGACGCTGATCCGTCGTCACAGGCAGCGGGGCACTTCAAGCACCCGACGGCTCCGATGTTCGCCACGGTCGACGCGATGGAAGGCGAGATGACGCGCGGCAGCCCGATCGGTGAAGCGAAGTCGACCCGGATCGTTGACGGCTGGGGCGAACCCGGCACGGATCAGGTGCCCGACCGCGTGCTGGTTCAGGTTCACGCACAGATGGCGTGCTGCGGGTCGGATCACTCCCGCGTCGGTCGAATCCTGTTCGATCGGTACGGCGACCCGTTCACGACCTACGAGGTGCCGCTGAACGGCGACCTGATGCTGGCGATCGAGGAAGCCGCGGAAAACTTCTGGTCGAAGTACGTCGAGAAGGACATGCCGCCCCCCATCGCACAGGGCAAGCCGCCCGCGTCGCTCGGGTTCCTCGATCGAATCGAACGCGACTCGACCAAGGTCGTGGCCGTGTCAATGGCGACGGCGCAGCGGTTTATCGACGCGAAGGCGAGCGAGAAATTCGCGAAGGACGAAGCCGCCGCCGCCCGCGCGTCGCTGTTGATCGAGTTGGGCGACAGCGAGCACGGCAAGTGCGAGGGCTGGTCGTGCGGCATGGCGACAGTCAGCACGTCGAGGTTCGACGCGACCTCGCTCAAGAAAGATCACCCGGACCTGCACGCGTCCTACATGAAGGCCAGCACGCACGCGCGGCTGACGACGAAGGGCAAGATCGGAAAATGAGCGACCCAACCCCGATGCACAGCGCGGTGCGTGCCCGCGCGTACGCCGACCGGATCGAAACGACGCTCAACAACTCGCTCGACTCGATGTCGCTCGAGGAATTGATGCCGTTGCTGGTCCGCACCACGACACAAATCCATCATGCCGATTCCACGATTGATGTAGCGCGTTTGCTGTCAGACGCGACGATCAACTATCTCGTGATGGCTGGCCTTGTTGACCTTTGGCGGTACACCGCTGATCGATTGCAGGACCGGGCTGAAGAAACCAAACGCCGAGAGGACACCAACGATGACGACCGTTGACACCGTGCAAAGAACACTCACCGGCGAACAGCGAGAGCACCTGAAGCGGACGATGCTGTTCAAGTTCACCGCCGACGAACAGACCACGTTTTTTATGACCTGCGATCGCACCGGTCTCGACCCGTTCGGGCGGCAGATCTACGCGACAGGTCGGTGGAACAGGGACTCGCGGCGGGAAACGCTCGCGATCCTCGTTTCGATCGACGGGTTCCGTTTGATCGCCGAGCGGTCGGGTCACTACACCGGACAGCTCGGCCCCGAATGGTGTGGCGGCGACGGGATCTGGAAAGACGTGTGGCTCGAAGATAAGCCGCCCAAGGCCGCGCGGGTCGGCGTGATGCGAAACGATTTCGACAATCCGCTCTACGCCGTCGCGACGTGGAAACAGTACGCGCAGAAGAAAAACGACGGCTCTCTGACTTCGATGTGGGTGAAGTTTGATTCGCTCATGTTGGGCAAGTGCGCCGAGGCGTTGGCGTTGCGACGTGCGTTCCCGAACGACCTCAGCGGGCTCTACACGGCCGACGAAATGAGTCCGTCGACCGAAGCGAACGCTGACACCAGGGCGAACGCCACCGGCAGCGCCGACGCGAAGCCGCCCGAGAACGACAACCGCAACACCGACCCGACACCGAAGGCGACAGCCAAGCCCGCGTCACGCGCCGCCGAGGTCGCAACGAAGGTCGCCGACGCAGCAGCGGACGCGGCTGGCAACCCGGAGCCCGTGACGACGCCCGACGGCGAAGTGCCCCTGTTGGGCGAAGCCGCCGAGCAACGATTGCGGACGCGGTTGTCGAAAGCCAAGGTCAAGATCGGCGAACTCCGAGCGATGCTGCTCAACGATTGCGAAGGCGAGGACGACGAGGCGTTGGTGATGAACGCCGCCCCGTCGAAGTGGCCGCGAGCGTGGGGCCGCAAGGTCGGCAACGCGATCGAGGAATTGGAGGCGACCGCCGCCGCGAACACCGCCGACGCGATCGAATCGATGAAGGGCG